TCGGAGATTGGGTATCCATCTACGCGATGCCCAGCTTGAGAACCGAGTCTTCCTAAAACGCTCGGGGCGGCTGTGAGTTCAGCCGTTCTTCTTCATTTGGGATGATCCTGGGCACTTCCTCTTGTTGTCCCATCACGATTCGGAACCAGCTCTCGCGATCCGTCATCACACGTTACTGCCGTTCGTCGGCTGTGCCCGCGAGGTAGGGCAGGTATCCTGGAATCGGGTGCCGATTCTCGGCCTTGCAGCCGAGGCAGTCTCCGGCACAAACGATGACAAGAACGGCACGAAGCGGCAGCCAGACTTGCCCGGTCAACAGCCCTCAATGGACCTCCCTTTCCCAGCAGGGACAGCGTCGCCCGAAGCTCGGGAGACGACCCCCCGCGGCGCGCGAGGCGTGCGTACTCGTGTCTGACGACCAGTCACCGAAGCGAGCAGCCGGGCTCGACACGCCGAAAGGCACCCTCAGATGGCCATCCCGCGCCGGCAGCTTGCCTGGAGGGAACCCTGCGCGGGACTACCTGCCAAACCGGCGTTCCTGTTCGCCGGCCAAGCTCCCAGAACGGGAGGCGACATGGTGTTCTGCTGTGGCCCGGCCCTCCCATACTATTGTCTGGCCTTGCTTGCCCAGTCACCCCAGTTTAACGGTTCGTGTTTGGCACCCCCAGAAGAGAATCGGCGTACTTTACATTCGCGGCAGGTTTGATAAGGTTTGGGGATGGTTCTGTTGGGGTGCGTGCGAGCCAATTCGGAGCAACAGACGATGCCCAAGGTTGACGAGTACCTGACGATCAAGGAGGCGGCGGAATGGCGACGTCGTTGTACGCCGCCACGGCGGCCATCACGCCCATCGACTGGTTGGGCAGCGCCAGCGGCCGGGTCACCAGGGCCAGGGCGTCGCGGTGGAACGCGACGTTCATCGCGCCGGCCTCGGTGGCGAACTTGTTCGCCTCGTGCAGCGTCACGGCCGTCGTGTCGCCAGCGGCGGTCGTTGCCGCGGTGACGTAGGTCGGCTGGTCGTTGCCCTCGACCACGGCGTACTCGCCGGCCTGCGCCTCATAGCCGGTGATCGTCACCGCCTGCGAGCCGGTCGCGCCGATGGCCGCGGCGTTGGTCACCGTGCCGGTCGCAACGTCGCTGGTGCCCTCGGCAATATCGTTGACGTTCTGGTCCATCCAGGTGTCGAAACCGAGGATGCGGCCCAGGCGGGCGTTTTCCAGAGCCGTTCCCCCGTCGCCCCGCTGGTCGGCCGCGATGAACAGCTCATTCTTCAACAAGGCGGTCTCGCTGGCCGAGCCCAGCACGAGGTTCCGACCGGTGACCGGGGCCTTGTTGTCGTTGAGCACCTTGCGGGCTTCGAGCAGATAGTCCTTCGAGTTTTCCTCGTCGAGATTGAGCAAACGCCCAACACGCCCGGCCGGGCCGGAGAGGAACTTGTGGACCTGGCCCAACACGGCCCGATCGACACCCCGAGCGATCACCTGCATGGCGGGCACCATTAGATCGTGACCAGTTCCTGGAACGACTTGCTCGCCTCGCCGTCCTTGATGACGAACGAGTTGTAGATGTGCTGGTCGAGCGGGACCTGCACGTTGGTCGAACGGGCGTCCTGCGTCTCGACGTCGTCGTCATCCGTCTTGCGGCGGATCTTGAAGCTGGCCGGCTGCCGGGTATTGACCACGTCGCCGAACTCGGCGATCTCGTCCTCGAAGTCGCGGTGGACCATCGAGGCGGCCACCATGTTCTCTTCGAGAATGGCCAGGCCCTCTTCCGCCCACCGCTCGGGGATGTAGGCGTCGTTGTCGTTGGCGTAGCAGGTGGGCTCTGCCGGGGAGAGGTAGAGAGGATTCATCGTGAAGAGTTCTCCGTTGTGGGGTGTTGCGACCAGTGCCGCAAGAGGTGGGACAAACGGACCCCTGGAAGAAAAGGATCAACGGCCGCGTTTGGGCTTCAATCCGAGAAGCTCAGGGTTCTTCTCGCGGATCTCGCGGTACTGCGTGGGAGACAGTTTCCGCACGTCGATCTGGCCGTTCGCGCCCGGTGCAAGGCCACCGGTAGCCGAGTTGCCGCCGATGCCGCTGACAACGCCGGACTTGAAGAGGTTGCCGTACAGGTCGGGCAACTCCTGCATCCGCTTGACCGCATTCTCGGGCGTGCGCTGGGTCATCACCGACTCGCCCGTTTCGAGGTCCACATCGGCGAAGTCGATCATCGGCTCGAATTCGCCGAGCCCGCGCCCCTTTTCGTCGGTCTTCTCGACCATCTTGGTCATGGGCCGCAAGAGCGCGATGACCTGAGACGGGTTGTACGCCTCGTGCGAGACGGCGGCGTCTTGGAGCGCCCGAGAGATCGTCGACTCCATATAGCGGCGCTCCCAAACCTCGTACTGCTTCTCGGCCACCGCCAATCGCTCGCTGTATTCCTCTTCGAGCTTCTTGCGCTCGTGCGCCGCTTGCTGCTCCTTCGTGCGGTACTGGGCGCGAAGGTTTTCGAGCGACTCCTCCAGCTTGTTCCGCTCTTCCTTGCTGAGGCTCTCGTTCTCCAGGAGTTGCTGGTACGACTGCTCCAGCGATTCATACTTCTCCTGGTGCTTGCGGCGGTCGGCCGCCAGGAATTTGTTCACTTCCTCCTGAGTGAACGTCCGATCGCCGCCCTGATCGCCCTGGTCGGCTTGACCGCCATCGCCTCCCTTCTGGCCGGCGTCGTCGGTCTGGCCGCCATCGCCATCGCTACCGCCTTCGCCTTCGTTGTCGTAGCAGGTCGCCAAGGGGTCGGAGAGGTACAGTTCGCACAACATGGTTTTTCCCTTTCTCAGGAAACCCTACTCAGTCGAATGGCGTCGTCGTCCCGAAGGAAAGGTCGCAGGTATCGCCACGCCAGTGCGTTGGGCACCCCGTTGACGATGTGTTCGATCGGGACATGGGCGCGGGAGTAGGTTGTCCGCACCGACGCATAGCCCTGGGAAACGATCCCCAGGTTTTCCAATTCCAGTTCCGGGTCCTTGCCGTCGAGCAAGGAATGGGCGATCTCATAACAGGCGATCCGTATCGCGTCGGGAACTTCTGTGTCGTCACCGCGCGGGAATTCCAACACTTGCTCCGCCTCGGCCGCGCGGATCGCCTCATCGCTTGCGCCCAAGCCGAGTGCGTGAACCGAGTGCTTGCGGCCCTTGAAGTTCAAGGTGTCGATCACGAGTGTCGCCGCACGCAACGCCCTGGGACGATCAATCGGCTTTGCCTGCGACCATGCGTGCTCGTGGAGCCGCATGCCGAAGTAATCCGCCGCTTCCTCGATCGACCCGTAGGTCTCTTGCGAGATTCCTTTGAGCTTTGGAGGATCAACCGGTTGCGGAGGGCTCGACGGACCGATCTTCAACACCTCCGTGCTATCGAATGGAATCCCGTAGATCATCCCACTTGGCGCGAGGACAGCACCTTGCCACTTGTAGGTGCCGGCCAGATTCCCGAAGGTCAACACCGTGTCGATCACCGGATCGATCTTTGACACCCCAGTGGCGTTGTACGGAACTGCGTAAATGTAGCCATTGGAAGCCACGACGCCGGCGTTCCACTTGTTCGTACCGGGGAAGTTCCCGAAGGTGGTTACCGTGTCGCTGGTGGGATCGATCTTGAGCACCTGGGTGCTGCTGAACGGAATCCCGTAGATGCAGCCATTGGGAGCCAGCACGCCGCCGACCCACTTGTAGGTTCCCGCGAAATTCCCGAACGTGGAGAGGGTGTCAGTCATCGGCCGGCTCCTTCCCCACACCACGAGTGCGGTCTGCAGTCGTGTCGCGGAGCGCGTTATCGCGCGACTGGGCCTTCTCCTCGCTGCCGGCCCCGGCCGGGTCGGCCGAGAGGTCCTTTACACCCCGAGCGGCCGGGTCACTGCCGTCACTGCTGCTGCTCTGAGCTGCCGCGATGCGCAGGATTCGGGCCGTGTGGTCTTCACGGGCGGCCAGGTGTTCGTCGTCGTCAAAGCCAAGGGCCACTGACGCCGTCTTTTCCCCGACCAGCCCGGCGTTCTTGGCGTCGATGATGGTCTTGGGATCGCTGGTGGTGTAATGCGAGGCGTCGATCTCGCGGTGGATGCGCTCGATCCGCTCGACACTCACCTTCCCGGACAGCAGCACGGTCACGATGTTCTTGGCGATCTCGCGTTTGACCGTCCGGCCGGGCACCGTGTGCATCAGCTTGGCCAACTTGTCGGCTTCGTCGATCCGCTCCTCGTCCGATTTCAGGCTGTACCGGTCCGGGTACTTGACCGTGGCGACCTCTCGCCTCGCTGGCCGGCGCTCCTCGTAGGCAGCCCAGAACTCGGCGATCCGCCGCTCGGCGCTCTCCAACACCAAGCCGATATAGGAGAGGCCCGCTTCGAGCCCCTGGTTGTCCATCTGTTTCGATTCGGCCGACGCCCGGGTCGCCAGGTTGACCACCGCCAGATTCACGAGCTTCCGGACGTCCTCCTCCAACTTGGTCTGGAGCTTCAGGCTGGCTTCGAGCGGCTCCGAGGGTGGCGCGATGAATGCCGGCGCATTGGCCTTGATGTCGTAGGCCCGGCCTTGGGTCGAGCCGACCTTGATGTCCGTGTCGGCCGCGCCCTGACCGCCCTGCGTTGCCGTGCCGTCGGCGCTGGCGGCCACCTTGAGGTGCCCACCGACCGCCCGCAGGTCGCGCTGTTCGACGTAGAACGGGAAGTTGGCTTTCAGGGCATGGTTGACGTCGCTGGAGCCGAGGTTCAGAAGCGCGATCTGGTGCTGGCACACGTCCTTGATAAGACTGTCGCCAATGTCGAGCATCACAAACGGAATGCGATCCAGTTCAAGCAGAACCGGGCCGGCCGCGTTGCCATCGCGATCGATCGGGTTGCCATCCGTGTCGTAGAGCTGAAGGTTCACCTTGCCGGTTCCTTCGTCGATCCACAACAGCCGATACCGTTGAAACGTCCGCGTGGGCAGGCCCGTCCGCTCGTCGCAATCGAGGCACGAGTCTCGCAACAGCAGCGACTGGAACTCGGATGGCTCCTCGGGCTTCGAGCAAGCCCATGAGAGGATGTCTTCCACCTGGTAACTGTACAGGTACGGCCGCCGTCCGGTGGCGTCAGCCAGCGTACCCACGCCCTCGACCACCGGATGGTCCACGTACACTCCCACGCGGCCCATCACCAACAGGTCGGTTAGCACCTTCATACCCAGGAAGGAGGTCATCGTCGCACCCCGGCGATCAACGCCGCCCTCCAGGCCGGCCACGGCCTGCTGGTAGGCACCGACCGAGCCACATGGCCCAGTACAATCCGACCACCTTCCACCTAGGCGTGGGGTTTTCGTTGGGTTCGTGCCGGTCGTAGCAGTGGATCGGCCGCAGAATCGGCATGGGTCGACACGGTTGACGGACGTCATGACCTGCTGGTGGCCCCTATGAACATCCACGACGAAATCATGTGCGTCACGCACCCGGCCGCCGTGAAAGAAGTCACTGACCAGGTTCGCACGACCGTCGAATCGTTCCGTCCGCAGGTGCCGCTCATCGGCATGTCCTGGTTCGAGTCCATGGCAAACTGGGCAGAGAAGAAGGCCGGTGCCGAGAAGGTCAAGATCCGCTGTCCCGAGATGATGGAGTTCTGAACGGTGGGAAAGGGCATCGGCGGACATACCAGAGCCTATCGTGGTGCGACGGACGACTGGATCACGCCGCGGCACATTGTCGGGGCGCTCGGCCGGTTCGACCTCGATCCGTGTGCCTGTATTCCCCAGCCCTGGCCCTGCGCCGACAAATCGTACGACCTCAGCGACGACGGTCTGGCGCAGCCGTGGAGCGGGCGGGCGTGGGTGAACCCGCCGTATTCGCAGGCCGAGCCGTTCCTGGCGAAACTGGCGGAGCATGGCGATGGCGTTGCCCTGCTGTTCGCTCGGACCGAGACTGCGATGTTCCACCGATATGTATGGGGCGAAGCAGACGCATTGCTTTTCCTCAAGGGTCGCCTGTACTTTCACCGTCCTGACGGAACAAGGGCACCAGGTAGCCGAACTGCCCGACTTTGCCTCGATCGACACGCTCGCCACGTTCGACGGTGAGTTGGCCTTCCTTTGCAAAAACATCCCCGTGCAAGACGACCGCGTGTTTCTGCATCGCCAGGTCAAGCTGCCCGACGACGAGGCGGAAGCCGGGGACCGGGCCAATGCTCTCCTGGAAAAGGTGCTCGACCGGGGCGGTGAGGGCGTGGTGATCCGCGATCCGCAAGCGTCGTGGTTCCCCAGGCGAAATCGTGGCCTGCTCAAGCACAAGCCTTTCGACGACGCCGAGGCCGTCATCGTCGGCTTCGTGGCCGGCAAGGAAGGCAAGCAAGGCAACGTGCTCGGCAAGATCGGATCCCTGCGGGTCCGCTGGGGCGAGGTCGAATTCGAGATCGGCTCCGGCATGACAATGGCCGAACGTGAGCTGGCCGACGACGCACACGACTACGCCGCCGCCCTTCCACCGCCTCACCTGCGCCGTCGAAGACGCCGGATTCGAGATACGCGATTGCCTGATGTGGCTCTATGGTTCCGGCTTCCCCAAGTCATTGGACATCTCCAAGGCCCTCGACAAAGCGGCTGGAGCGGAACGTGAAGTCGTCGGTCGTCGTTCTCAGCCCGACATCCGGGGTGACAGCTACCAGAACCGACAGCGCCACGGCAAGACCGGCAACGTCGAGATCCTCGACACCGTGCCGGCCACCGAACTCGCCAAACGCTGGGACGGCTGGGGGAGTTCGCTCAAGCCGGCGTGGGAACCGATCGTTCTGGCGATGTCTACCCCGTCCGTCGCGGCTCGAAGATGTGGATGCAGAAGGCGAGCGTCGCGGAGATCGTCCAGCACGACCGGACGCAGCCGCCGCTGCTCGTCTGCCAGAATCCGGCCGGCCGGAAGGTGACGATCCAGAACCCCGACAACTGCATCGTCGTCGGAGGGTGAGATCATGCCCATGTACGGATACGTATGCGATGCCTGCGAACACGAGTTCGAGAAGTTGCACGCTATGGGAGATAGGACGCCCAAGACGTGTCCCAAGTGCAAGCGCCGGAAGGTCCGGCGCGACTTCAGTTCGGCTCCGGCCATTCATCATCACTACTCACCCATGCACCCGCGACGCAATCGCGGAAGAGGATATTGACATGACGAATAGCAGGCCCGTAAACCGAATCGCCAAACACCTTGGCAACGGCAAGGCGACGACGGAAGCCACCGCTCGCGAGGACTACGTTGGCAAGATCGCCATGGTCGAGCCGCCTGTCGGCACTTTCGGGGCCGGCGAGTACATCATCGTCGACCAGACCGACAACGCGCTGTACGGCGTGAGACTCGGCTCGGCGTTTGACGGTAGCGAGGTCAAGCTGATCCCACTCATCGGCGCAGTCGCCTGGGCGATCGTTCGCGTCGAGCCGGACACATACGGTCTGACCGAATCGACGATTCTGCTCCTCAGCGACTTTGCCGCCACGCCGCCCGAGGATCGACACGAGGACCTCGAAGACTGCATCTACGAGAGTGCCGACTACGCGGCCGGAGCACTACTGCGGATGCTTGAGCGTTACCAGCGAGAGCGGTGCGAGGCCCTGATCCGTCAGTTGGCCGACGGCTCCGGCTCCGATGACACGAAGCTCACTGCCAACGCAGCCGCCGACAACGATCCCATCCCCGTGTTGCTGGTCGACCTGAACAGCTTCGACATGGCATTTGCCTGGCTCGTTTGATCCCCTCTTCCTCTTATCTTCGTGACCGACCGACGAGTCGGGCTCAATGTGCGCCCGGCCCCTCCGTGGCAGGTAGTCCATGCAGTTCAAACGCAAACGAACCCGTGGCAAGACGCAGAAGACCTACAAAGAGTGGCGATCCGACGGTGGCCACTATCGGGTCTGCTGGCGCAACGAAATCCCGGGCCTGGGCTCGGCGCGGTACTACGCTACCGTCCGCTGTGACCGAGGCGACGGTGGTGAGTTCTGGGACTTCGCGGCCGACCGTCGCCCCTACCGAACCCTGAACGCCGCCAAGCAAGCCTGCCACAAGAACCAACAGACATGGCAGCGATTCATCGACTTGGCCGACGCTCCACGCAAGGGCCGCAACGAACTGGCCCGCCAACAGATTGCCCACTCGGTCGTTGGCACCAAACCTACGACCGGCCTCATCCTCAACTCCTGCCCGCCCATCTGGGCACAACCGAAACTCGCCCCCTGGCTCCTCCAACTCGTTTCCCCAGGCAGAAAGGAACCCACTCCATGACCACCAAATACGTCAGCCTCGACATCGAAACGACCGGCCTCAATCCCGAAAACTGCCAAGTCCTGGAGATTGGCGCGGTCATCGACGACGGCACGACGCCGATCGAAGAGTGCCCCACCTTCCACTGCTACGTGGACCACGGGCTGATCCTCGGCGAACCGTTTGCCGTATCGATGCACCAGACGATCCTCCGCCGCATCGCCACGCACGAGGAGGGCTACACGTATCTGCAACCTTGGGAAGTCGCCACCCGGTTCCATGACTTCCTTAAGGAACACGGGCTCGATTCGGAAAACGAAAAGGTGTTCGTCGCCGGCAAGAACTACGCCAGCTTCGACGCTCGTTTCCTAAGCAAAATCACCAGTTGGGACAAGCACATCCAGGTCCACCACCGCATCCTGGACCCGGCCGCTCTGTACTGGCAGCCGGAGACCGATGGCGTCGAATTGCCCGACACAAAGACCTGCATGAAACGAGCCGACATCCCCGGCGAGGTCGCCCACACGGCCGTCGAAGACGCCCGTACGGTCGCTCTCTTGATCCGCCGAGCGCTCGACGACCGCCGGCCGCTTGTTCCAGACAATGTGGTGCTGGCAGGTTGAGCCAGTCGGATGGTGTGACTACTCCTTCCAACATCTTCTCTCTCAAGGATTCTTATACCATGCCTGAAACCACAACGGCCCTGCCACCTCCCGAAGAAGTGCGGCTCCTAGACGTACACGCCGTCGCGCAGTTCTTGTCTTGCAGCACACGCCATGTCTACCGATTGGCCAATTTCGGCCGGATGCCGCGCCCCCGAAGGTTGGGGGTACTGGTCCGTTGGGATCGGCTGGAGCTTGAAGAATGGCTCGCCAGCGGTTGCCCGATGGTTGCAGCCACGTCCCCGGCCGCTGACCAGGGGCAGGTTGCTGTCGATGGCCATTAGTTGCTGAAGTCGGATTGGCCAATCATAATGTCGACCAGTAGCCGAGACGGATGATGTTGTCCACACCTACCATCCACGATCTGCTCATACTACTACTCTTCACAGCCAACCCACTCGGACACAGATAGACGGAGAATCGCAT